GGCCAACGCCAATATAAACATACAGGTAGACAAAGGTAATATAAACCTTGTTACCGTAGATGGCAATATCAATGTGAATAGTGGTGGTGATTACAACTTGAAAGTGGCCGGCAATATGACAACGGCAGTGAGTGGTTCAGAGTTAAAGACAGTAGAAGGCACTACGACACACAACACAACAGGTTCAGTAACACACAGAGGGTCAACGATAGACCTTAACCCCTAGGACCTCCTGTCAGAAAACGCTTAAGGCTGGACTGATATGGCTTCTAATCTATAAATGTAATAACATCCAACGGTTTTATGAAGACAGACTTTTAGCTCTTTCCAGCTGTACTTCCCAACTAGGTTTTTCAAACAGAATTTTTCCGAGGATATTTTTTCTCTTCCAGAGTCGAGCCATTAATAGATAGATTGGATAAGGCAATGGTACAGAGATACATCTTTTGCCTCTTACGATTAACATATCACCAAATAGACGGCCACTACAATAACTAAACCCTACACAACCTCTAATCATTATCTATTGGTTCCAATTCATCTTGTAGTTGTTCAGATTCAGTCTTTTGTTTTTCTCTATCAAGCCGTTCTTTCTTATGCAATCTGGATTGTTTAAGACCTATATCAAGTATCTTTTGGAGTTTGGTGATTTCTTCTAAGAAGTCCCTTTGTTTAGGCAAAGAAATACCCTCTCAATACATTATCCATATAGACATAGGCAATCAGTAGTAGTATTACACTATAGGTGAGAAGTGACCATATGGCCGTTTTAATTAAATATTTTTTCATAGTTATATTATACAGTTGTTTACAAAGAATGGCAAGCCTGTGAAGGACCATTATATTATATATATCGGTGTAGTTCCGTCAGGAAAAGCTCCAGGTACCAGAGGACGAGTTCTACGAATTCCTAAATAATTCCAATGGACATTACACACAGCCTACTCTTTGTAGGTATATGGTTAGTCGTACTATTGTTTATATGTTATGTATTGGCAGTAGTGGACGCAAATCGTAAAAAACGGGAAGAGGCAAAGGAGAAGTATAAATCATCTCCTTTAGATGTCTTTTGGCGTAATCTTAAATAATTTTACCTGTAAGTTGGTAATACTTTTCTTTCCACTCTTTTTTATATTCTGTCTGGCAGTATTGTCGGATAGGGTCATTAGAGTTAGCAATAAAAAGATAATTAATAAGGGTGTTAAGGATGTTAACCATGAAAGGCCTTTCTTTATAGAGGTCATTGTTCGGAAATATTTAGCGTCCGGACTCGGAAAATCTCTTTGCTACTTTGATATACTAGATGTGTCTTTTAGATATAGTGAAGATACGAACCAATGATGTACTTCGGTGTTTTGATTGGTTTATGTCCTGCGTGTAGATAAGTCCATGTAGGTGGAAACATGAGTAGTTTACCAGTTTGTGGTTGGACTATTGTATCGTATTCTTTAAATGAAGTTTGACCACCAAAGTTATCATTTAGATATAAAAAGAAAACAAGAAACCTACGAGCTGACGCATGGTCGCCCACATCTACATGATTTTTAAATTCATCTTTATCATTAGGTAAATATCGTTTCATTCTGATTTGTTCGAAACCATAATTATCAGGCCATTGTTTAGGTTGTATATCGCAATCTTCTTTATACTGTGCAATGTACGGTTTTAATCCGTTATACAATGCTTTGACCATCATGTCCCAATCTTGGTGTTCATTGAGATTGATTTCTGTAAAATGTCTATGGTCTTTCAAATCTGTTTTGATATGCTGGTCTGTATTGATTTCAAACTTATCAATAAGAGTTTTACACAATGCAGTTGGCAATACATTATCATATGTTCGTATATACTTTTTCATAACACTATTATATATCATTCTCCATAAAAGTCAAGCTTAGGTTGGTGCCTCCTACTGGACTCGAACCAGTACGCATTAAGCCACGGATTTTAAGTCCGTTATGTCTACCATTTCCATCAAGGAGGCAAAATTGGCCTGCCCTACAGGATTCGAACCTGTGACCTACGGTTTAGAAGACCGTTGCTCTGTCCAGCTGAGCTAAGGGCAGATAAGGTTATTGTCTTACTTGGTAAAAATCAAATGACTTAGGCCATTTCTTCATCTTATCATCTTTTGCAAAGTTAATACGAATCTTCCATCTCTTTTGATAACGATTACGATAGGTCATAATTGTATCAAAGTATTTAAATGGTATTTTAAAATTACCATGAAGTGAAAGAATGTATAATGCTACCTTTTCGGTATCATCTTTATATTGATTAGAATTTTTGTTTAGATATGCCATTCATAAATCTCCTTTAAATGGCTGTGTGTGTTCTAATATTTAGTATTGGTCGGAGTGGCTGGATTCGAACCAACGACCCTATCGTCCCAAACGATATGCGCTACCAGGCTGCGCTACACTCCGGTAATTTTATCTAGGATAAACTGAAAATGTATCAGCGCCATTCATATGGCAAAATGATTGAGGTCTATCATAATTAACTTTTGATATTCCTCTGTATCTATATCTTACAGGTTTAGCTCTATGAGAAGCAGACACTTCTTTAAAATACGATAAGTATTTCATAGGTATATTTTTTGCAATTGATACCTCATCACCAAATGGGTCAGTTAAGTATTTAATTAAGAGAGGATTTACAACCCTCTCAAAAACTTTTTTACGCCTATTCATTAAGCAGCCTCCAACATTGACATTGGTACACGGTATACTTTACCAGACATATCTACAAGACATTTACTCTGATTGATTTTAGTAATCACACCAGGAGTTTTTTTAGTCTTTTGAACAACATAAACTTTTTGTCCAACAGACAATGAAGCTTTAGCGTTCATAACTTTAACATCATTAATAAAACTAGAAAGTTCATTAAGCTCAGTTAGTGATAGTTGCTGGATCCCAGCTTTGATTAATTGTATTTTATTCATAATATAGTTTCCTTTTGTTTTGTTATTAAAGATAAAGAGGTCCTGTCCAATTAATAGGGTAGTTGCCCTTTAGAACATTTCCTCTAGGTTGATTTAAAGCAGGTGCATTGAAACCAGCGGCTTTCAATATATCACCTTTCTTAAAATGTTTGAAGTCAGTTTTACATACGAAAGCGAAGACGCCATTATCTCTTACAACTTTAATGTATTTTTTTCCTTCTCTTATTGAGATTGAATCGTCCCATTTATTAAGTTGTTCTTTTGTATAAGCTGACATATCAGTACCTTTGTCAGACCATTTAGCATAGTCTTCTTTAGCACCATTCATCATATTTGTGATACCCTCTTGGAGAGTTTCGGCAGTTTTATTTACAGTAGTCATAGTTTAGTGTCCTTTTTTAGTGTTTATGTGTATATTATACCATAGATTGATTCGTTTGGCAAGCGTTTTTTTCACTTTTTTACGAATTATTTTTGTATGCCATTAGTAATGCACCAGAACCTGATACAACCAACCCTAGAAACGCAACCATTAGCATTTCAGTCAAGGTATTCGCAGTTTCCATACAAGCTCCGTCACAATCGTTAGCAGAACCGGCCATCATTATAATACCAGTTATAATTAATAGACTTGATATAGTGTTTTTCATAGTGTTTTCTCCTTGTTATTTAATTTTTACTTTATAATCGTTGATTATTTTGTTGATTTGGTTTTTCATATTAATATCAATCATTTTTAATAGAGTATCATCAACTTCAATCACTTCTTTTATGTTTTTAGTCATTTTCGTTACTTGATTATACACAATATTTCTAACGATAGTCATATTGTTGTTTATTGTTTCTTTCTTTATCATATGTGTCCATCCTACCACAGATAAATAGTAAAGTCAAGCACTAATTTCACTTTTTTTAAAAAAAATCATGCAAAAAACCCTTATAAATCAACGCTTTTTAATTTTATTTGTTCTACTTTTGTTCTTTTTAGTGTCCGGATGCTCAAAAACTGTTGAAAATTGTGAAATTAAGCCAGATTTAGAGCGAATCGGCGAATCAGCAATGGAGAATAGAGATAATTTAACGGAAACAGAATTAAGAGCTATGAAACTGTCTTGTGGTTTCTAATATAAATAGTAATATTAAGAAAAATACAACTAAAGAAAGTTTTTATGAGCAAAATGAGATTATTTAAGTTTTGGAACGCAGATGGCGTTGAAAAAGAAAAAGAAGAAATCAGTTTAAAGAAAGCAACAAGAGCTGTACAAGGTGATTTTAAAGATAGAATGATTAGTGTTGAATATATCAGTAAAAAAGGTAAAGAGATGTGTCATTCGATTATGATACCAATAGGTAGAAAATTAAGACAATCAATTTTACAAGAACAAAGAAGATTAGCTTTAAAAGAGAAAATGAGTAGATAGATGTTAGGTAGTTTTACTATTCTTAAAGATAAAAGAATATTAAAGTTTACAAACTTTGATGATATACCATTATCGTTTAATCATCTTGTATCTTTTGAACCTGATTATCCGGAACCGCCTCATACAGAGGAACAACATGAAGAAATGTCAACATATCAATCTAAATTAGAGGAGTTATTAAATCGTGCCAGCGGTAACTAGAATAGGTGACGCAGATGTGGCTCATTGTTCAGGAATGACAAGAGCGGCTGGGTCAAGTAATGTATTTGTAAACGGTATTGGTGTATCACGCCAAGGAGATAATAATACAGGTCATTTATTACCTGCTCCGATATGTCCATCTCATTCAGCACCGATAGCTACAGGTTCATCTACAGTATTTGTAAATGGCAAAGGTTGTGGTAGAGTTGGTGACGCAATATCGGGTTGTACGAGTGTAGCGGCAGGTTCTCCAAATGTTTTCTCAGGTTAACCTAGATAAGTGTTATAAATATTAGCGATATGGCAAACTATGACGCTTCAAGCACAAACAAAAGTAAAAAGGCAGTAAGGACTTATAAAGACCTTGACCTTGATTTTACACGACATCCTGTAACAAATGATGTTGTAAAAATCGAAGATGTAAATGCTGTTAAAAGAAGTGTTAGAAATTTAGTTAACACACAATTTTATGAAAGGCCTTTTCATCCAGAATTAGGTTGTGGTGTAAGAGATTTACTATTTGAAAACTTTACACCTATGACAGGCATATTCATAAGAAGAAAGATTGAGGAGGTTTTGGTGAATTATGAGCCAAGAGCAAATATATCCTCAATTGCAGTAAATGAACAACAAGACAGAAACGGAATAAATGTAGAAGTAAACTTTTATGTTTTAAACTTGCCAAATCCAGTTTCAGTTACAACAACACTACAAAGAATTAGGTAAATAAATGGCTTCAAATAAATTAACAGTATCAGAATTAGATTTTGATAATATAAAAAGTAATTTAAAATCTTTCATGCAAGGCCAATCCGAATTTCAGGATTATGATTTTGAAGGTTCTGGTTTTGCCGTTCTTTTAGATGTTCTAGCTTACAATACACATTACCTAGGTTTCAATGCTAACATGTTAGCAAATGAGATGTACCTAGACTCAGCAGACATAAGAAAAAATATTGTATCATTAGCAAAGATGATTGGTTATACGCCAACATCATGTAGAGCTTCAAACGCAGAGTTAACTGTAAAAGTTAATAATGTTCCAAACACTACAACATCACTTACAATGGATAAAGGAACAGTTTTCACAACTTCGGTTGATGGACAATCTTATCAATTTGTAACAAATCAATCTTATACAGTTCAACCTAATTCTGGTGTTTATCAGTTTGCAGGCGTAAAAATTTATGAAGGCACATTAGTAACTTTTAAATATACAAAAGACAGTTCGGATCCTGACCAAAAATTTATTATTCCAAGTCCTAATGCTGACACGATTACATTAAAAGTAACAATACAAAATTCTTCAAGTGATAGTACACAAAATGTCTATACACTTGCAACAGGTTTTACAAATTTAACAGACGCTTCAAAAGTTTATTTCTTACAAGAAA